TAGGTCATCCGGTTGCCGGATCGATGTCGTTTGCTTCTGTTGAAGCGCAGAACTTGTCATTTGTTCAACACTCACTTCGCCCTCTACTAGAGCGTTTAGAGCAATCTTTATCTCGACTACTTCCTGAAGCTGATGGCTTTATCAAATTTAATTTAGATGCTTTGCTTCGAGGAACAACTCTAGAACGCTATGAAGCCTACACAAAAGGTCTTCGTGAAGGTTTCTTGAGTCTAAATGATGTCAGGTCAGTCGAAGACTTAGCACCTATCGGCGAATCAGGCGACCAATTCCGAGTTCCATTACAGAACATTGATGCCTCAGATGCCAAAGATGTCGGCTTAAACTTGAGAGCAGATATTGTTCAAAAGTTAGTTCAAGTTGGCTTTGACCCTGCGGCCGTATTAAAGGCAGTTGAAATGGAAGATATTGCTCACACAGGACTTCCAAGTTCGCAACTACAACCAATCGCACAAGTCGATCCAAACGCGCCGGCAGATGCTTATGATGTAAGAGAGAACCGTAAAGATGCTCAGATGGTTGTTCAGGTTCCTGAACCTACTGTCAATGTTGCAGCTCCGACAGTAAATGTCGAACCTCCTATGGTTATGTTTGAATCACCTGAAGTTCGAGTAGCTGCTCCGAATGTAAATGTTGAATCGCCAAAGGTCGAAGTCACAAATCAAATAGATCGACGCAAGGTTCGCAAGACAGTCATTCGCGATGAGCATGGTCGAATCAGCGAAATAATTGAAGAGTTCATTGAGGAAGGCGAATAATGGCAACAGGTCTTAGTTCATACCTAGCAGACAAATTCCTAGATGCAGTCGGCAACGCCACCGCTTACTCTGCCACGAATGTCTATATCAAACTTCATATAGGCGATCCCGGAGCGAATGGAACTGCTAATGCCGCAACGGAAACAACAAGACAAGAAGCAACCTTCTCAGCATCGTCTTCGGGCGTTCTTACTTCGGATGCTGGAGTTACCTGGACTAGCATTGCGGGAAGCCAAGATGCTACTCACTTTACTGCTTGGGATAATGCTTCTGCTGGCAATTTCTTATTTAGTGGCACGATTACTGGTAACGCTTATGTTGCAGGTGATACTTATACCATTCCAAGTGGGTCTCTAACAGTTTCTTTGACGCTCGCTTCGTAATATGTCGGCTCAATTCGTCCTTGGACAAGGTGTTTTAGATACCGATTTACTAGGGCCGATAATAATTGTTAGCGCCGAAGCGCCTTTAGGTTCGGCAGATGGAAACGCAAATTCGCTAGTAATCAAAGAAGCAAGTGCATCGGCAAGCCTAGGAAGTCTTGACGCAACTGCTCAATCGGCAGAAATTATTGCAGTTAGCGCAAGCGCAAGCCTTGGCTCATTGACTGCTTCGGCAGATACAAGAACGCCGACTATTAGCGTGGCAAGTTCAGGTCGAGCTTTCGTTCAACCTTACTTTGCTCCAAGCGAAGAGCCGGTAAAGATAAACGAAGTTGTTGCAGTCGCTATTTCTAATCTTGGTCTCGTAAGAAGCGAGGCATTATCGCAAATCACATTCTCGATAATCGAGGACGATAATGAAGTCCTCCTTCTAGTTTAGGAAAGCCATGCCATATTTCATCTCAGATAAACAGTCCGATTGCCAAGGATGGGCAACGGTTAAAGAAGAAGATGACGGTTCTTACACAACCATCGGATGTCACGAAACTAAGCAAGACGCAATAGATCAGATGGTGGCAGTCAGTATTGCCGAAGATATGGAACCCGGTGGCGAGCTACGCCAAGTTGATTTAACCGTTCCACAGTTCATTAGAGATAATGCTGAACGCGGTTTGAAATATGTAAGAGAAGGATTCGGGGGCGACGGTCTGACCGATACTGCTAAACGCGAAGCGCGTGAGATGGCAAATGGCAGAATAACCGAAGGTAAAGTTCGCAAGATGGCGCCTTGGTTTGCTCGCCACAAGGTTGATGGACAGGCACCTAAGAATAAGGATTCATCGCACCCTGAATATCCAGGCGCAGGATTAGTTGCTTGGTTGTTATGGGGCGGTGACGCTGATTTCAGCGATAAAGCAGAAAACTGGGCGCAAAGAAAGATTGACGCCCTTGATCGCGAAGCAGAAGCCAATGCAAGGAGCAAAATGGGAAAGAAAATCGAGCGTCGCACCTATACTGTGCGCGATGTAGAGGCTCGCGCCGATGATGGCAATATGCGCCTCGCTGGTTATGCGGCAGTCTTTAATGATTCAAGTTTGCCCTTACCATTCAAAGAATCAATAGCACCGGGAGCATTTCGCAAGACCTTGACGGAAACTCCCGATGTAAGACTTTTGGTAAATCACGAAGGATTACCATTAGCAAGAACAAAGAACGGAACTCTACAACTTATTGAAGATGATAGAGGCTTGCGTTTTGAGGCAGACTTAGCTGATACCCAAGAAGCGCGTGACATTTATGAGTTAGTAAAACGCGGAGATGTCGATCAAATGAGTTTTGCATTTCGTGTAATTCGTCAAAAGTGGAGCGAAGATAAGAGCAGACGAATCCTGACGGAAGTATCTCTAGCCGATGGCGATGTCTCAGTTGTCACCTATCCTGCCTATCCGACTACAAGTGTCGAAGCGCGAGAGCATATTCAGGCAGCCATCGAAGCTATCCGTGAAGGCAGAGAAATAACAGGAGAATCCTTACTAATTCTCAAGAGCATTTTTGAAGATGTAAGCGAAGGTCATGAATACATAATGAAGTCTTTGGAAGTATTCAGAGCCTTGATGGATGGCGTAGAAGCCCCAATAGAAGAAGATTCTACCTACGATACGACGAACGATATGGAAGAGGATAAGTTGCCACGCACTATCTCGCTTCGTCTTGCAAAAGCAATAATCAATTCAACAAAATAGATTTCTGCTCATCCGAGCAGATGCGAAGTCGGAGCGAAAGTCACACCCGAAAGCGCCGTGAGTTTTTTCGCCACCACCTCGATTCCAAAAATCATAAGGAGCCAAACTCAATGTCATATTTTGACAAAGTAGTCGAGCGCCGTGATGCAGTTAAGGCAGAAATGGATGCAATCTTGGAGGCAGTTGCCAAAGAAGATCGCACCGATTTGACCGCAGAGGAAACCGAGAAGGTTGATTCCCTCGTCGCTGAATCTCGTTCGCTTGATGAGAAAATCGAGAAGCTAACCGCACAAGCTGAAGCCGATAAGAAGGCAACAGAAGCTCGCGCAGCAGTAGCTTCAATCGCAGCTCCTCGCGTTGAGACCGCAAAGGTAACTCGCGAAGAGCGCACATACCGTCCTGATGGAGATGTTTCATTCTTCAAGGATGCTTACAATGCACAGTTCAAATCTGACTATGCAGCACAGGAAAGACTCGCTCGTCACTCAAAAGAAGAGTCATTAGAGCGTCGCGATGTTGACACAAGCAACTTCGCAGGTCTTGTAATTCCACAATACCTCGTTGACCTGGCAGCACCTCTAGCTCGTGCAGGTCGTCCATTCGCAGATTTCGCAACTAACAAGATGGCGTTGCCTGCAAGTGGTATGACTCTGAACATTTCCCGCATGACAACAGGAAGCTCGACTGCTGTTCAGGTAACTCAGAATGATGCAGTTTCCGAGACAAATGTTGACGATACCCTGCTCACGGTTGATATTCGAACCATAGCTGGCCAACAGGATATAAGCCGACAGGCCATCGAAAGAGGAACAGGAATCGATCTATTCGTTACCCAAGACCTCATTCGTTCATGGCACACAACTCTTGATTCGCAAATCCTCAATGGAAGTGGATCAGCAGGACAACTCGCAGGTCTTCGTGGTGCAGGCGGAAACGCAATCACATTCGATGACACAACTGCGACAGTTGCAGAACTTTATCCAAAGTTGGCAGATGCGATTCAACAGATTCAAGCGAACGCATTTGTTAATCCAACTCACTTCGTAATGCACCCACGCCGTCTTGCATTCTTCTTGGCAGCCGTTGATGGCTCGAACCGCCCATTGGTAGTTCCAGCAGCAGGTGGCCCACAGAATGCAGTTGGCTCAGGCGCAGGCGCAGTCGCTTACGGTAACTCCGGTTATCAGATGATGGGTCTTCCAATCATCACCGATGCCAATGTGACCACAGCTCAGGGCGCAGCTACAAACCAAGATGAAATCTATGTTGTAACTGCCGGCGAATGCCACCTATGGGAGCAAGCAGGTTCACCATTCACTCTTCGCTATGACGCGACTGGTGCTGGAAACCTAACACTTAAGACGGTTGTTTATGGCTATGCCGCATTCACCGCAGGTCGTTATCCACTTGCTAACTCGATTATTTCGGGAACAGGTCTAACGACTCCATCCTTCTAATCGAAGGAATAACTAAATAAATTGTGTAGGAGTGTTTGAAGCCCCCCCGATTCAATCACTCCTACACTTCCAAAGTTCGGGGGAACTTGTGAAATTAGGGCATAAAGTATCAATAGGTTCTTGTGATCCAGGGATGGTTAATGGCGGATTCGCCTATCATCTAATTCAACTCGCGCAATCAAGAGCATCAAGGCTTGGGCCATTTGTAAGAATAAAGGGTTCAGGACTTCTATCTAAACAACGAAATCGAGTAGTCAAGCAATTCTTAGAAAAAACCGAATCTGATTGGTTACTTATGCTTGATTCAGATGAGCAACTATCGGTTTTCAATTTTGATTTATTATGTGAAACAGCGCACGACAAAGAAAGACCTGTTGTAGCAGCTTTAGTTTTTGCAGGATTTTCCGAACCTGGTAAGCCTTATCCAAAGCCAGTTCCGGCAATCTTCCAAGATACAGAAGAGGGATTCTTGCCTCTCTATAAATATGACAAGAAATCAGTCTTTGAGATTGACGCAGCAGGAACCGGATGTCTTATGGTTCATCGTTCAGTCTTAGAGAAGATGCGCGAGAACGCCGATTCAAATGTCGGCGAAGACTGGTGCTGGTTTTGGGATGGGCCGGTCGGTGGCAAGTGGATAGGTGAAGACCTGCTTTTTAGTCGCAGAGTCCGAGCTCTTGGGTATCCAATCCATGTCAACACCGGAGTCATCATCCCTCATCAGAAGTCTTATTGGCTCGATCAGAGGCATCACGAATTATGGATAGATTAAAACCAAACGAAACGGCTTCAATAGTTCCAAAATTACAGCGAGCTATGATGCCAATGCCAAAGAAGAGGAAATCAAGTGGCAATAACAAACGGCTACGCGACTCTCGCAGAAGTAAAAGCCTCCCTCGCGATAACTGATACGAGTGATGACGCGCTTCTAGAGATAGCAATCACGGCTACAAGCCGAATGATTGACGACTATACAGGTCGATTCTTCTATGCCAATGGAACATCAGGAAGCCCTGTTACTCGCTATTACACGGCAAATGACCCTTGGACTTTAGCGGTAGATGACTTCACTCAAATAACAGAAATAGCAACTGATGATAGTTTCAATCAAACTTATGAAACTGTTTGGTCAACTAGCGATTATATGGTTGAACCTATAAATAATCCTGCTCGCGGTTGGCCTTATACTCGAATCCTTGCAATCGGAGCCTATGTCTATCCTTATTATTTACCACAGGCAATTCGCATTAAAGGTGTGTGGGGTTGGAGTGCAATTCCGGCAGAAGTAAATCAAGCCTGTCTTATCCAATCATCAAGATTATTCATAAGAAAACAATCACCTTTTGGAATAGCAGGAACTCCCGAATTAGGAACTGTTCGATTAAGTTCTCGACTTGATCCTGATGTAGAAGCTCTGCTTCGTCCAATCAAGCGCAATAATGGATTAGCCGTATGATTCCAAGCACCGTCAGAGATAATCTAAAGACGAGGCTAGAAACAATTTCAGGGCTTCGGGCTTATGACTTAATTCCTGATGTAGTAACGCCACCGGCGGCGATAGTCGGACAACTAGATTTCACATTCGATATTGATAATGCTCGCGGTTTAGACCAAGCGCAAGTTGATGTCCTTGTGATTGTGCAACGCTTTTCAGAAAGAGCTGGTCAGAACGCATTAGATACTTACCTTGCAGGGTCAGGTGCTAATTCCATTAAAGCAGCTCTAGAAGGTGATCGCACTTTGTCGGGGGCGGTGAACACTTTGAGAGTTACAGGCGCCGAAGCAGGCACCTATGACTCACAAGGAGTCACTTTTCTCTCTTACCGATACAGACTCACCCTTTGGGGTTAGGAGAAATCTATGACTTACAAAGTCACCTCAGACCGAGGGGTCTGTGGCAAGAAACAAGGTGAAACTCTCACCTCTCAAGAGTTAGAGGATGCAGGCGCCAACATCGCAGCACTTGTTGAAGGTGGCCACATCGTCAAACAAACCAATTCCGTCAAACCAGCACAAGAAGGAGCCAAGAAGACAACATGGCAAGAATAGTCCTAACTGATGCTTCCATCACGATTAACTCGGTGGATTTGAGCGACCATATTGCTTCGGTCACAATCAATTCGTCCTACGATGCAGTCGAGACAACAGCATTCTCAACATCCGGAGCTCGTGAAAGAGTAGCCGGTCTCGTCGATAATTCCATTTCTCTAGAATTTCACCAGGATTTTGCAAGCGGTGAAGTAGAGGCAACAATCTACCCACTTCTAGGCACAACGACTTCAGTAGTTGTAAAGCCAACAAGCGGTTCAGTATCCACAACCAATCCTTCATATACCGTGACGGCTTTGGTTTCAGAGTGGACACCACTTGCAGGCGCCGTCGGTGA